AAGCAACAGTGGCATCAGCATTATGAAAAGCACCAGACATAAAATTCTCCAGAAGAAAGAAAAAAGGGACCTCAAGGGTCCCTTTCTCATAAGGTTAGCGCACGTATTCGATGAGAATGTATGCTTCACCAGAAGTGGGATTGCCCGTGGTTGCCGTTCCAGTGAACAGCAGGGGAACATCACCGCCTGGTGCGGATGGGTCAAACTCTTGGAATGCCCCGGTAGCACCAAGGGCGCCAGTCGGGAATGCCACAACACTCGGACCCGTGAGGGCAAGAGTGGATGCTGCAAGATATTTAGCTACAGTGCCGGTAATACCGATCTGCAAGCTAACCACCGTAACACCGTTACCTGCAAAGGTTGTCTTAGTCCATTGACGGATTCCAACAATCGAAGCATCAGCAGGAAGGAACGCTTTAACCGACGCCGTACCACCCGTAACAAAATCCGTAGCAGAAAGCTTTACAGCCTTTACTTGGATTTCTTTCGCTGCGGGGGTAGTTGGCGTGGGAGACACGTTCGCAAAAGATGCGAAAGTGAAACTCATGGATTAAGCACCTTGCGAGCCGTAGATGGCACGAGGATCAGTCCAACCGAACGAATAGCGAGCAGTGGCCTTAAACTTTGCGTTCTCGGTGTCCCAGTCATTATCCATATCAAAGGAGTCAGCACGACGCTCGAAATACTTCAGACCATTCTTCACATTCGTGCGAATGAACCAAGCATCCGTATCCGTCAGATAGTGGTTAACCACAACCTTCGGAATCATGCCCATTTCCTTCAGAGCGTTCAGATCGTTGTTATCCGTACCGACACGCCCAACCGTGTTCAGGATACGCTTTGCCTCAAACGGCAGATAACGCGGAATCACCAGCGACTGGGGACGAACACCAATCAGCAGGCCACGATCATTCGTGAAGCCAGCGATGTCAATGCACGCTTGTTCCAGAGCAGCTTCCGACAAGTCAGCAGCCGTAGCGATTTTATTCGACCACGTTCCACCGGCAATGTTAGCGTGCGTAGACGCAATCATTTCCACACCATCGCCACCAGTATAGCTGGAGTTGAAAGCACGGTTGTACACGTTAGCAGCAACGATTTCCTTAGTCTGACGCATCGAGAACGCGAGGCCTTGGGCCTTACGCTGACCGACAATATCATACTGGTCGTCGTCCATCATCTCGCGCGTGATAATGAAACCAAGCGCATAGACAACGTGCTGATAGCGCGTGATGAATGCCTGACGTTCGCTATCGTAAGAGATAGGAGCGCCCTCAGGCTTCACAACTGCCAGACCAAACGAAGACACACCAACGTCTTCTTCAAAAGCACGGCTAGACGTATGCTTCTCGAACAGATCGGTAAATTCTACCGGATATTCTGCATACTCCTTACCATACCACGCATTTACCCCAGGCCAAAGTGCTTTAGCAAAAGAGCCACTATTAATAACAGACATTATAGTCCTCCTTTAACTAATTAAGTACCAGCCGAGCCAGTGCCAACACCATACTGAGCCGAGTTGATTTTAACGTACAACGAAATGTACGTATCACCCGGAACGTTGTCCGGACGATTGGGGATACCAATAATCTTCAGCGGCAGAGTGGCCGTAACGGCAGCAGCGGACGTATCCACCTGCATACCAGACGAACCAGAGGTGGTGCTACCAGCAGTTGCGGTGAACGGGGCGTTCAGACCAACAAGAGCGGTAAGCGTGCCAGCAACGATGGACGTTTGCGAAGCTTGCACTTCATAAACAGCCTGCGGGTCCACACACACGGTCAGATAACGATCAGTGAGGGTACGACGATAAATCGGCGTATTCAGATCATTAACCGGGGGCATGTTTTGCACATCGCCCTGACCTTCAAACGAAATACCAACCACAACACCCAGCACCGGACCAGTCGTGGTCACAGCACGGGTCACCGTGGGAACACCAGTTGCACTACGGGCATCACCCGCGAGCACAACCAGATCGCCGGCCATGATAACCGAAGCGTCAGAGGCGGGAACGAAAAACGTTTCCACTTGACCAGTCATCGAGCCACCGGCTAAGTTTTTAACGAGTCGAAACCCGTTAATACGAGATACACTTGCCATTAGCAATTCTCCATTTATAAAAAGTGAAAATACTTCTAATGGCACTTACTTTGTTTAGGAGCGGGCTATTTCTAGCTTCCCATAAGTACCATCAAGAGCTTCTTGACGAGTGGCTTCTTCCGTTTTATCGACAAGGGCTTGTTTAGCTGCTTGATCTTCCGCGTGCCAGTCAGACCGGATACGTAGAACATAAGCTTGTAAACCGCCACCCACGGAAGCTTTGGCAGGAGTGCCTTCAGCTGACGTAGTGCCTGTACGTTTATCACCAACTCGAACGGACTTCGAGGTAACGATTTCCCAACCGTTATCTAAGAATTCCTGCACTCGATCTCCCGAGTCATTTACGAATCTGTATTCAAAACCGGCCTCTTTACCTTGGACGGTTAACACGTTTCGCTTCCCAATAGGGGTGCGATTCGGACGGCCCGCTGGGGCCTTAGCAATAGCTTCTTTAGTCATTTAGGAAACTCCTTTAACTTTCTTTAGTTCGGCAATGTATTTGTCCTCGGTCATACCGGGGATTTGCTTGACAAACCGTTGCATCGCTCGACGCTCTTCATCATTCAGGACGAACTTGTCGCCCCTAGACGTACTCTTTGCGGAAGGACTGCCACCGTCTACAGCACCCGGCTTATCGCGCAGGGGGTTGTTAAACTTGTGGGCAAACTCCCGTTTAACCTCGGTTTCAACTGCTCGGAGCAATTCGGTAGGAGACATACCACCTTGTTGGTGGAGCTTCTTACCATACGTATCAGCATAGGCCTTCATAGCGGGTTGGTTTTCATACCATCCATTCTTGACTACCCATGACTGGAAAACAACGTTCTCTTCTGCTTGTCCTTGAGGAACCGTAACAGGAGTGACGGGCATTCGTCTAGCTTCTGCTAGAGCCTCATCAATCTCCACAACAGCATCTGCATCGCCTTCAGCGAGGGCCGTCTTCTTGCGGTCCTTGAGATCGGCTAATGCGCGCTTGTATTCGGTTTCCCGCAGTTTATTGTGATGGCGGCCAAATTCCTCCATAGTCCGACGAAGTTCTTTAATCTCGCGGTTTTGTACATCAATCTTTTTATAGAGGGGTGCACGGTCCATGAATTCTTTTGCGGGACGCCAGTCATCTGGGTCACCTGCCCATTCATCGAGAGGGACCCAACCTTGTTCGTTGGCCCTCTGTTCGATTGCGGTGAGTTGTACCGGCTCAGTGGGAGTACCCTCTGCAACGGTTTCAACTTTCGGTTCTACAACCTTATTCTCATCAGCCATCTTTAGGCTCCTTCTTTAGTAAACAAAGCGATTACGTCTTCATCATTAAGAGCGACGTATTTTTCATTGGTAAAGGGATCGACAATTGCCTTACCCCCATACTTTGCATAAACGATGTAATCACCCACCTTAACAGGAGTTGCTCCGAAATCTCGGAACGCTGTTTCACCAACTGCCACCACGATACCGGTATCAATGGCTGCTTGCTCACGAGCACGCTCGTCTAGGTTGGGAATGATAATACCGGCTGCGCCGGCTCGTTTAAACGTTTCATCCTTTTCTTCCAGCCTATCGGCTGTTACAAGAATACGATGCATTAGGGGCTTAACTGCCATGAGTCTCCTCATCAAATTCAATATTTAAGAAATCACGATGGGCTTTAATAGCCCCGGCTTTCTCTGCCATCTCTCCCGTGGTTGCCGTTGCGGTTTGTTCGACAATCTCGTCGATTAGATCGGCAACACGTTGGCTGAGTTGGGAAAAAACTTGTTGGGTTACTGGATGTCTTTTCCAGTCTGAAAAATCACTTTGGGTCACTTCTTAGGACTTCCTTTCGTTTGAGATACCTTAGCAGCGTGCTGTTCGGCACCCTGCTGCATCTTTTGCTGATGGGCGACAACTGCCGTAACAAGCTTAACCTTGTCATTGGCAACCTGCCCTTGCATCTTAGCGGCTGCGAGTTGCTGTTGCGTTTGCAATTTAATAGCAGACTCGGCCTTTTTATATTGTAAATCCTGCGTCTGGGAGACAGCATTCAATTGAGCCTCTCGCTCACGAATTGCCATCTCTTGCTGACCCTTCTGCATATCAGCTTGCATCTTAGCTTGCTGAGCCTGGACTTTCGGGTCCGGGGGAGGGGGAGGCATTTGACCAGATTGAAGGATTTGTGGGGGAATGAGTTCTTGCCAATTGGGCTGCTCTTGTGCTTCTAGCACTCGTTGCATCACCTTAATTGGATCAAGGGGCATACCTCCAGAGAGCATCTCCATCAGTCCCTGTGCCTTCAACAGACGCTCGGTAGACGAGACAGCAGTTGGGTCAGCTCCGGGGAAGATGTTATGTCCCTTATAATTAAAGTCTTCTTTACCAACCTCAATGTCTACAACATCCTGATATTCTTTAGGATTGAGGTAGATGGAGTTGAGGCGATAGAGCTTAGCAAACTCTTCTGCCAAGCTGCGGTAGATACGTTTGTACACCGCTGTAAATACTTTCATGCCCTGCTCGATGGTTGCCATCGTGGTTGTTGCAGGGGTGTTCTGACCGGGCATCTTACCCACAAAGATTTCAGCCACAGAGGCCAGTTCTTTGCCAGAGGTAATGAGAGAACCCATAAGCTCGAACAAGACGCTGGAGGGTTCCTTAGCCGGAAGAGGCACAATTTGCTTCTTCAGGTCATCACCCGTAGCGTTAACTACTTTCCATTCACCCGGTTGGAAGCGGGTTTCTCCCATGCGGAGGCGTAAACCTTTTCCAAGGAATCCGCCTTGTAGGCTAGAGAGATGACCAGCATCCACAAGCTGATTGATAAGAGTGTTAACAGATTCATTGATAGGACCAAGCAGGACACCAAAACCAATGTCCATGAAGCTACCATCAGGGTTCGGAACAAAGCCGAACTTCGTGTAATACTCAATGGGTTCGATTCGTGCAACATCACCATCGTCCTTTGTGATAATAGTATCTTGGTCAAAGCGAGCCGCAATGCGGACTACCCGACCCGTATTACAATGGAAGGTGACAATGTAGGGTTCTTTGTACCCATCATCATCCAGATCAAGGAACGTGTGTTGCTCAATGAAGATGTAGGGGGTGGTGTCATCCACCTCAGAAGGAGCGTTACCCGCATCCGTTTCCGGCATGGGGGCTTCACCTAAATTATCTAGTTCCAGCCAAATGCCACTCTGAGTGCGTTCCTTCAGGAGACGCGGATTGAGTCGGAGCACTTCGCTGATACGCTCGGCATCCCGAAGGTTCTTAGTCCAGTAATCCACCACAAGGTCTTGTGGCATAATGATCTTGGAGCAATTGACCTTCTTGATGGAGTCCCAATAGGTCTTCTTAAACATCACCCCAATAATGGGGAGCATGATGAGAAGCTTGTCCATATCCTCTTCCCACCCCTGCATTTCATCAAGGATTTGATAGGACATGTAGATTGAAACAGCATCTGCCGTCTTAGTCTTCTCGCCCGTAGGGTCCTTACCAATCGGCTTTGCTTTTACAATGACACGATCAGAAGGAAGGAGAGAAGGATAAGCACGGGCTGCAAACTGCATTGCAGCAGTAGATAAAAGAGGATACTTAATATTGGAAGCTCGAGGCCACGGATAAGTTTTCGGTTCCACAGTCTGCTTTGCCAGCTTAAGCCAGTCTTCACATGAATTGTTCCATTCAGTACGAGACGCCAAATCTCTATCGTATCCAGCCTTGGCTTCCATTCCGATTTCTCTGAGTTGGTCATCTTCTAAATGCTCAGCAATATTGGATTGTTCGATTAGGGCTTTAATTTCCATTTTAATATCCTGTTACGGCTGAACGCCCTTGGTTGTTGAAATCGCTACGCTCCAATTCATCTTCGTATTCTTCATCAGCAGCCTCACGGGCTGTAGGAGCTTCCACAAGCAAATCTAGCATTAGGCCAAGATAGGCAAAAGCGTCAACTTGGTCATCATGCTTCCCTCGTGGGAAGGTGAGGCATTCCTGCTCGAAGTTGAAGAACCAGTCTTCATCTGTAGCAAAGCGAACACCATGAGCACGCATTCTGGCCTGTATAGAACGGGCCCGCGTGAGTTTGTCTTTACCACCGTGCTTAAGCCGGTAGAGGGAGAGGAAGCAGTTTTGTTTAACCATTTCCTCATTCAAGAAGGGTCCTAATGACTTAGAGATTTGCATGTCCTCCACCCCAACCACAATTGGATTATAGGCGCGTTGAAGTGCAATGAACGTATCAACAATCTCTCGGCCATCCATACGTTCCCGTATAACGTCCCTTACATGAAGCCTTTTATCTTCATCTACACCCGCAACCACAAAGACTGAATAGTCAGCCTTCTCTTCTTCAGAGATGGCAAGGTCGGCGGTGATGTAAAAATTCATGCGCTTTTGAAGGTCTTCCTTACTAGAAGGCAAGAAATCTTGGCGCTTGAAAAAGGACACCGACTCGTCGATGGGGTAATTGAGATACTCCCGTGAGTAGGTGTCCGTTGTCCCTTTACTGACAGCATCGTCGTAAAGGCTTTTAAATTGCTCTGCTGTTTTCTTTTCAGGCCACAGCAGGGTCTTGAAGTCTGCGCTATGGGCCCGATACTTCAGGGCTTTCCATAACATCTTCTTGGTTGTAAATTGCTTTAAGTCGGTTGACACTGTGGTTTTCTCTGAGGGATTGGGCATAAAGCCTTCCAACAGAGAATCGCTGTGTAAGATGGTTCCCACCATCCGAATAATACCGGCATCGGAAAGGGAGGGCACTAAGGCACCATCAAACCACTTCCGCATCTTGTCTCGACGTTCCTTGTTCATCACAAGCTCGTCATTCTCCATATCGTCACACATAATGATGTCAGGACGGCTTCCATTCCAAATCAATCCCCGAAGCTTTTGTTCTGCTCCCTTGGCGATTACTCGGAACTTATGTCCATCCGTACACTCAACAACAATGTCCGTTTCGCTGTCTTTGAGAAACTGGACAATACCTTTGTCATTACGCTTGATTCCGAACAGGTCAACTAGTTCCGTGTTTTCTTGGAGCTCTTGCTTGAACAGGCCCAAGAACAGGGAGCTTTGGCTCTCCGTGTCGGAAACAAGGAGCATAAACTTCCGTTCC